GCTCTTGGATATTTGCTGATATTGCCTGCATAGCCGAAGGATTTTGTTGAATCATCGGATTTTGCATAAAAGCTGAATGAGCTTGCACATACGCTTCATGATTTTGAAACGGATAAGCTTTTATAGGATTACCTGTCATTGTTGCTTGCTGTTCACTAACAGGATCGCGAGGAGGAACTTCTGCTTCAGGAGGTAATAACGCATCAATATCTTTAATATTTAACGCTATATACATTTTTCTGTAAGATTCTCTTAAATCATGCAGTTCGGGCGCGGCTTGTGCTAGTTGTAACTGGGTTTGCGCTAAAGTAATTCTTTGCGTCATACTGAAGATATTAGGGTCACTTACAGGTACAACGTCTACAGAACTGTCAAAATCTTCTCTAAATACGTTTTTTGAAGCGCCGTGAACTTGATAAGGATATTCAGGCGGTAAAAACTGTCCAAATACCCTTTTTAAGATTTTAAACTCAGTTCTTTGTGCATAATGGAGTCTTTTATGGATTGCGGACATTACTCGCTGTCCTTTCTCCATTAACGCTACGGTTGTTCCTACAGGAGCTTCAGAGTTGCCGTCCCCCGTAGGACTTTCTACTGTAGCTGCAAATCGTTTACCTGAGTCAACTAAAGCCCCTAATAAACTAGTTAAAGTAGCGCTAGGCTCTTTATACGGCAATGGAAGGAAAGCATCTTGCAATCTTCCGCCGGGAGCATCAACATCTCGCCATTCTCCAGGTTGTAACGGGTCGTCATGGCGTTGAATATTCAATCCGCGTGATTTAAACCCTGCTGGAAGGTTAGCCAGTGTTCCTGCATCTATTAATTGACGCAAAATCGCCGTAACTGACTTAGTTAAGCCGCCCATCATGTGAATTAAGCCAAAACCGTAAAACCCAAGACCCGGAAGAAATTTATAATGCGTAAAATGCTCAATTTTCTTCTTCATTGGGTCGTTTTCGTTGTAATTCGGCCTAATTGCAAGTATTTTGCTGTTATCTTTGCAAATAGTAACTACGTACGGAAGGGCTACTCCCGTTTCTTCATCATTTTCGTCTAAATCTTGATGACCTTCTAAATCTAAGTCTACGTGTATCTCTAATAGCGTATATTCTTCGTCACTTATCGTTCTAGTTAGCCCTTGTAGTTCGTCTAACTTTTCAGCAACTTCTGTTATGTCTTCTCCGCTTCCAGGAGACATCATTTCAATGTTTTTATAGAACCCTGACTGCTGTAATTTACGTACTTCATTCTCATTCATGTGAATTACATGAGTAATTCGAGGAGAAGTTAACAAATCTACAGCGTAATAGGGAACAACTAGGTCTTCTGACTTAACAAAACGCGCTACAGCACGACCAACAGAAGGATCATAGTAAACTTTTTTAAATGCAGACCCAGATAAAGGCAGATAAAATAAAAGCTGATCCATTTCAGGGTCATATTCTTCCATTTTATAGGTTATTTGGTAATTCATGAAGTTTTTAACACGATTAGCTTTTTCTAGTTTAGCGTCATCGGTTATGCCTAAAACTTCGGTATCTACTGGGCCTCCAGCGGGCAACATTTCTTTGTATGCCTGTGCTTGAAACTGAGTTACTGCTTCTGCAAGAATTGGATGATGTACGCCCGAAGCGCCAACAAAGGGTTGGGTCCTAGAATCAGAATTAACCCCTAATAAATCTAAACCTTCGACGTATGTTTGAAACCAATCAATTCTAGAGGCTAAATCGTCCTCAAAAGAACCAATTAATTCAGTTGCTATCGTGTTTAGTTCTCTCTCATCTAAAGATTCTGCTAAGTTTTCTCCAAACTTAGACGGTTTTTCTTCAGGCATATCGCTAGCCCTGATGATAGAACCGTCAGGCTGAACAAAAAGATCCGTTTCTTCTTCCGGTTGTTGCATAATTTCAAGCTCAATTTCTTCTTGAGAACCCGGAACTACGGACAACATTTGTTTTTCAATAGCCATGTGAACGGATCATAGTATGATTTTGACTAATAATAAACCTTTTCTCTTTCATAATAGTTTTCTTCCTCAAAATAGTCACTGGTTAATTGTAAAAAACCACCTTCTCTAAACCGTGCTAAAGCTAATGTTGTTGCATCAACTAAGTCATCATTTTCTCCTGAAGGAAAATCTGAGACTTCTTCCATAAGTTCTTCACCAAAACGGTTATCAGGAACCCAAACACGTCCGTCTTGAAAAATAGGCGATACTGAGTTTAATCTAGCAATTTTATCTTGACCTTTTCCTGGAGAAAAAGTATTAACAGGAATACCGACTCTACGGAGTTCCTGTACTAATGGAATACCGCTGGCCTTTGCTTCAATAATTACTGTGTCCGGATTCCAATATTCGTATAAACGCAAAGCTTCTGCTTTTAATTCAGGAAAATCGAAACGTTCTTTTATACAGTCTATTAAAATTAAATGCGCTTCGTTTCCATGATACATTTCTTCCCCCTTCTTTCCCTCAGGGTAAAAAACTCCCCAAGTGGTTATCGCGGTAAAGTCAGCTCTTTCGCTTTTTAAGAACGCAGTATCGTAAGACTGTATTAGGTAATCACATTTTGGTGGTTTATTTTCATCCCAAACCTTAAACCAATCTTTAGGAATTATAGAAATACCTTCCCCGGTAGGTCTTTGCATATACTGTGCGGCCCATTTAGAAGGGCTGACAGATGCTTTAATACTTTCCAGTTCTTTTAGTTTCCAATACTCTTCCCATAAAGGCTTACCACTGGGCAATATAGCAGGAAACTCTATTATCTCCCATTGATCAGATCCTTCGTCTTGTGCCATTTTCCGTGTTAATCTACCCGTTAAGTCTTTTTTATTCCAACGAGTCATAACTATGACGATTGCTCCCCCCGGCTGTAGCCTTTGACGAGGTCCTGACATAAACCATTCGTACGCTTCGTCCATCGCTTTATCGGACATAGCGTCTTGCTCTGAATGCGGATCATCAATAATAAACAAATCCGCGCCACGTCCGGCTAACGCACCCCCAATACCTGCTGCGTAATATTCGCCGCCTTTATTAGTTAACCACTTACCTGCAGAACGGCTGTCTGCTTTTAGTTCGGTGTTTGGAAATAATTTATGGTATTCTTCGGTGTCAATTAAATCTCGGACTTTTCTACCGAAGTTAACTGCAAGATCAGCGGTATGAGTTGCTTCTATAATTTTTAATTTAGGATTTTTACCTAACAAATAAGCGGGAAACAAATGAGACGCAAACTCAGACTTCGTGTGTCTGGGAGGCATATTGATAATTAAACGTTTTAATTTACCACTAGCAATATCATCAAAGGCTTTAGCCATCTTTACGTGGTGAGCTCCATTAATAAACTCAGCCCAAATAGCTTTAACAAAATGCATAAAGGTACTGGTAGATTCTTCTTGAAACTCACGTTTACTTAACTCTTCTAATAAAACTGTAAACTCTTTAGCTTCAGCTTTATCTAAATGAGATAGGTCAATATTTTTTAAGGCTTTTAACTTATCGGCATTACTAGTCATCAGCGATCATTCTTATTTCTACTTCTAGAACGAATATCTGCTTGGTTTGTCCGATTAGCTAAATTACGAGCAGCAGCCTCTGCTATTTGGGTTTCAGTAGGAGCATCATACGATATGTCTCTTTCTCTGAGAGAGGCTAGTCCTGATTGATACTGCTTCTCCATAGCTTGTACTTCAGCCTTAAGAAGCCTTGGCCGCGCTTCTTGAAGTTTTTTCAATAAGTCTTGTTCTGCCTCAGCATAAGACGAGAAAAGAGAAGACGGAGCTCCTTCATACACTTGAGCATAGTCTTTATGACGGGTGACCGAATTTTCCCACTCTTCAGGAGTACGAGACATCCAAGCATCAAAAAATTGAGTCATCTTTTCGTTTTGGCCGGCACGATGACGAAATTCATGAGCTAGTATCCTAGGATTAGCGTTCTCAACAGAGATTCCATAAACTGTATCCGGTTCGCCGCCTTCCATGTTATTTTCTTGAAAAACTTTGTTAACTCCTTTCCGTTCTTTTTCAGACGACCTAATACGTTCTATAGTGTCTTTATAAGTTTCATCATCGGGTGAAGGCCAGTAGTAAACTCCCCGCTGGTCTTTAGGGGTAGTAAAAAGCGTTTTATAACGCGAAGCGTCAACAACACTAGCACCAACAGGTCCCATATAGTTTTGTATTTCTCTTTCAAACTCTCTATCTGCTAGTTGACCCTGCGCTATACGCGCTCTGCGAAAATCATCAAGATTCTCGTACCCCATTTCGCGAACCTGCTCAGTAGTCATTGTTACCGGAGGCAACCCTAAGTCTGCTATCTGTTTTTGCCACATCTTAGCGTCAGGGTTGCGCTCTCGTACAAAATCATTTACAGCAGTTAAAAGATTATCAGCCACTTAACAGTCTCATTTATAAGTAAAGTAGTTATGCCTAAAGACGGGGTTCTTGGTCCTGCTCTCGATAATACTGAAGAATCGATAAAGTCTGCCGAATATAACGTTTGACCTCGGCCATGTTGTTAGATAGATTCTCGTATCCTTTATTCGTTAAACCGTAATACGCTTGAGAAGGC